ACTAGGTCAACACTATGCCAATCAATGTCCCAATCACGCCAATTATTCATATCACCCACTTGTATAGTATTAGGGTAATTCTTTTGTGTAATTTTAATAGCGAATGGATCTATCTCACTAGCGATATATGTATCAGCAATTAATCCAATGCGTTCTCCTGCAATCTGGCTACCGCTTAAGCCATCGCATAGCGAAAGTTTTGTTCGTATTCTCATTTGCTTCTCTCCTTTGCAAACTTTAGTACTTCATTAAAATCATTAGTTGCTAGTAATTCCTCTGGAATGTCAAGCGTATTACCAGTGGCATAATCACTATTAAACACTGTAAACCTAGGGTTTAAATTATCTATGGTGGCGCAAGTGTTCCACTCTTTAGAGTTGCGTAAACGCTCGTTCTTATCATGGCTATCTATGTAAACAACAATGTCAGCATCTTCAATAAGATAGCTAGGTAATACGGCGTGGTGATAGCCATCATAAGCCCAATCGTTAGGAATATCCAAGTCAGTTATATACGTTGACCAATCCATTTCACTCTCCATTGTTATACATGTATATTACTAATGCTATTAATATTATTGCAAGTATTATTTTTTCATCAAGCATATTCAGCCAACTTTCGTGACCATTCAGCTTCAACTATATCAACTACAAAACCGCTTTTATCTTTCTTGGCCTTGCCCTTGGCATACAATGCAACCGCATGTCCACCCTTTGGGTCGAGTATTCGTAAATCATCAGCGTCACCATCAACCACCGGTAACTTACGCCATGCATTACCCTTGATCTCGACAGGTTCACGAAATACAACCGCGACATTCATACCCGCCTTGATAGCACTGTCAAGTTTATCAGCATAGGATTGCTTCGCACCACTGTAACTCCAAGTCAAATGGTAATTGGCAATATGCTTAGTTTTACGGTTGGATATTTTAGTGTAGTCATAAAACTGTACATTAGGGAATAACTCAAAAATCGTAGTATATCCGGCAATCTTTATGCTTTCCCAACGAATGTCAGTTGTACCATTAAGACGCACAACCGGTTGAATGCCTCGTTTGGTGCAATACTTTTCAAAACTTGTAATGTCTTGGCGTAGTTGTTCCATGAATGCATCGCGGTCTCTGTAAAACCATTCAGCTTTTCTTTGTCTGGCAGATTGCACAACATTCATCGCACCACGTCCGGCAGTATTTAAGCAAGGTTCTACGCAGCCGGCCTCTTCCGCCATAGGGCAAGAGTTAAACATCTTACCATCAATCATAACTTTCCATGGGGTCATATACATAATGGCCGTTAGATACTCGTCGCCATCGCCTTTAATAGTTTTTGCGTTTGTACCAACGCCTAATAATTTAAGTTTCATCTCAATCTCCTAATTAAGTTTCTCCTGCAATTAGCACCCTTTCAAGTGCTAATGTCAAGTTAAACTTCAACTACCGCCAAGGAACCGGCATCTATCCATTCGGCATAAAGGCCGTTAGCGTCAAGTATATCATTAATTTTATCGCTTACACCACACGTGAAGCCGGTTTCATCGCCATCAGTCATTTGGTAATAATCCGCCCATGTTTCATGCTCGTTGTCTTCGGCACTTATCCGAAAACTATCCTCGCCATAATAGCCACCCTCACGAGTAGGTGCACCTATTTTATTTAATGCGTCATATGCTTTTTTAATATTACGTTTCATTTTTCACTCTCCATAGTTTGAACATAAAGTAAGATAGGCCACAATTATCCTGGACACATCTGTCCTGGGCCTATCCAAGCTACATTCACCGCAAGCACTGCTGATGGATTGATTCAAGTCACCATTCTAGAAACCCGATCTGCCTAGGTTCTTATGTGCTATCTGCCTATGTTCAATCGAGTTTAGGTTTTGTCATACCACGCTCGAATAAGGTTTCTTCACTATGCCGGTCATTACTCGGCTCATTCTGTCGACTGCTAAAATCCATTAGCTAAGGTCTGTTTTATTCTTTTATTTAGTGTCTTTATCTGGTCATATTCTCCTAATTAAGTCAAGTTATTTTTTTTATTCGGTATTCAGTTATTCAATTCAGTTATTCATATTCTGTTGCAGGTCTCTTATCCGGCTTGATCGTCTAGGACGCTGTTAATTTGAGTCTAGGGCGTTTGCCTCGTCGCTGTTAACTTGTCGCTTTCGATGTTCTTAAGGTGGCATGTACCAAAACAGATTGCAAGAAAAAAGTTACTATTTCATAAACTTTCTTGTAAGTCTGTGTTTTCATTATGTTTTTTCTTTGTATTTTTAGCTATTGGTTGAGTTTGGTGTAAAAAACTTTTTTTGGTATTATATAGTATAAGCTTTTTTTGGGGTGGTATGCTTTCAATGATTATTGGTTATGGGGTGTCTTTTTTGTTTGTGCATCCTTTGCCTATTTATTGTGCACATCTTTAAAACTGCATATTTTTACACCTCTTTTTAGCTATAACTGATCATATATCAGTATAAAAGTATAACAATTACAGTAACTTACACCATATTTAACCATGAATTATGATAGTAGATAGGTCGAAGGGGTACGGGGCGAGAGCCAGTGGGGGGTATACCGTTACTTGTATATGTACAAACACACAGAAGTGAATTTTGAAACGGCCTTTACCCAGGCATGTATACAGACAGACACACATTAGTGGTGCATAAATATCACACATTATAAGTATTATCGAATATAACGGAACTTTCTTACAGATATATGCATTTTCCGGATTGACACGGGTTATTCTATATGTATAACTGCGGAGCAGGAGCAAACAGAGTTAAACTCTTAAGTTTTTACTTAAACAAGTAATAAATAAGAAATAGTTAAACTATATAGTAAGTGTTACATATAGGATACTGGACATAGGAAGAGTTTTAACACATAAAGTTAAACTATGGTGTTGACAACATACTGGTTGTGTACTAACATATTCGTATGTAACACACATAACTCTGTATAAATAATAAGTGTTACACTACTGGTACGTGTTACAAACTTAATGTGTAACTCTCTCCTCTTGTCTCCTCTCCTCACACGTAGTTTGCGACACGTACCCTATTTTTACATTATAGGTATTGACAATGACACGTAGCCGTATACAACTATACGCATCCGATAACGTACTTGAAGAGTTTTACTCTGCTTTAGCAGAAGGCAATTCTAATAAGATAAGCCGAATACATATACCTCGCAGTGATGTATTTTACATTCGTGCTGCTATAGAGGCAGATACTGGTATTCGATATACATTAGATCATATTGAAAGAGCCATGTACTTAGAAGGTATGCTAGATCGTAGAGACGTGTTAGATCCAGACAGAAAGCGTGACTGTGGCTAGAAATTACAAAAAAGAATATGCTAATTACCAAGGCAAACCTGCTCAGCTAAAGAAGAGAGCATCGCGTAACAGCGCTCGTGCTAAACTATCTCAGGGTGGTGCCGTTAAGAAGGGCGATGGCAAGGATGTACATCATAAAGATGGCAACCCTAGAAATAATGCTCGTAAAAACTTAGCTGTAACGACAAAAGCTAAGAATCGTAGTTTCCCTCGTAACGCTAAAGCAGGAAAGAAAAAATAATATGGCTATACCTGAACGTGTCAAAACTAAAATGAAGAGCGCTGGGTTAAAAGGCGTCAATAAACCTCAACGGTTAAATGATGATAGCGGTAAATCACATCACGTAATGGCTTCTGAGGGTGGTAAGTACAAGTATATTAAGTTTGGTGAGAAGGGTGCAAGCACTGCAGGTAAGCCTAAAGCAGGTGAATCTGATAAGATGAAGAAGAAACGTGCTTCATTTAAAGCTAGACATGCTAAGAACATCAAAAAGGGTAAGATGAGTGCAGCTTACTGGGCAAATAAGGTCAAGTGGTAATGGCTGCATCACCAAAACCTACAAATATGAAGCTTTATAACAAAGTTAAAGCTGAAGCTAAGAGAAAGTTTAAAGTATGGCCCAGCGCTTATGCTTCTGCGTGGCTTACTAAGACATATAAAGCACGGGGAGGTAAATATAGTGGCACAAAAGCCAACAAAGTCAAAAAAAGCTAGATCTCTCCATGTATTACCAGAAGCCCGTGGCTACTCTAGAGGTGGTTTAGGTAAATGGTTTGGCGAGAAATGGACAGATGTTAAAACAGGGAAACCTTGTGGAAGACAAAAAGGTGACGGTAGGGACTACCCTGCCTGTAGGCCAAAAGCAGTAGCTTCTAAAATAAGTAAAAAAGAAGCAGCAAAGAAAACAGGACCAGCTAAAGTTGCTTGGTCTACAACAGCATCAGGGAGAACAAGAACATGAAAAAAGTACCTAACTTTAAGGCTTGTCCGGACTGTCCTAGTCCAGCTAAGTGTGCTAAAGAGGGTTGTCAAAAAAGCAAATCTAAAATGGCATATGGTGGAATGGCTAAGAAACGTAGAGGTTTTAACAAAGGCGGTTTTAACTGTGGTGCATCAAACCCAGCGGCACGTCCAATGAAAGGTAAGTAATGAAGTACTACCATAAATACAAAGAAGCATTAGAAGCTAAAGGCTACCGTGTAGATGAACATGGTTATGTATGGGATTCTGCAGGTAATCAATCAGCAGGTGAAGATAACTATGGCAATGTTCAAAGTAAAGATGAGAATGTTAATTACATCTGTGCTGAAGCAGAGGCTACACCTAAGCCTAAGAAAAAAGCTAAAGCACCAGAAGGTAAGAAACGGGCTCGTACAGCTAAAGGTCATTTCATCAAGGATGACCCTAACACACCAGAAAATGAAGCGTGGGTAGATGAGTAATGGCTATTACGCTCAATCATCAGGGTAGACCGGCTCGTAGACGTTCCTTGTATGGTCATAACTCTGGTACTACTACAGAGGATGTATATACATGCCCACCTAATTGTACGGCTGAGCTTAGTTATCTGCACGTACATAACTCTACAGGTAATACAAATATTGAGATTGAGTGGTATGTAGCAGCTGATACGTATACGTCACACTTCTTAGAAGGTAAAAACCTTGGTGCAGGTGAGTTTATTACCTTCTCAGACATTGAGATTGTATTATCCCCTGGAGACAAAATACAAGTAACACCATCTGTAGCATCTCATGTAGATACTATTCTTACTGTTACAGAGACTTTTTCAGGTGTATAACGACTAACGGGTATGCAAAAATATCTGAAGTAATTAGTTTTAACATATGTATAACTATGCATGTTCAGCAATATCGCTGGGCATATCATAGGAAAGAACAATGTTAAAAAAAGTATTTTCAGCTATTTCAGGCGTAAACAAATCAATCATCAAGTCTAGACAAGCAAGCGCAGACTTATACTTACTACAAAACCTAACAGACAGAGAATTACAGGATATAGGCGTTACTCGCGGTGATCTTATACACAGGTACTATAATAAAGACTAATATATTGCTTGCATTTGTATTTTTGCTAAGTATAACTACTGCATGTAGTACTCAATCACTTGTAATGCCGCTCTCTTGTCCTCCTGATAATAAGAAATGTCAACGGAATTTAGATGCACAAACATTATCACTCATCGGTCAAGAGGCTGCAGCACTACAACTTATGTGCATGGACGCTGATCTTACAGATGTTCTTGGCGACAAGTGTACAAAGTAACGATGTAACTGGTGATTTCAGTAATAACTACCAAGACTCAACTGTAGACAGTAATAACACTTCTACAAGTGAGACTAATAATTACAATGCAACGGGAGCTGGTGAAAAAGCTCCTGTAATGTCTAGTATAGCACCTACAGTTATGGGTGGCGGTGGAAACGATTCTTGTTTAATGCCTACAACGTTGGGCTTTCAGGTAAGTTTGTTTGGTATTTCGCAGGGTGCAATGGTTCAGGATGAATACTGTAACAGGCGTAAGAATGCTAGACTTTTAGGGACTCCTCAACAGATAGGAGGTCTTGGTTTACAAGTTTCCGGGATATCCACAATCTGTGGTGATCCTAATGTTTTTAAGGCTATGATTTTAGCTAGTACACCCTGTCCTATCATTGATGTATTAACTGGTAAGTTATTGATGGGTAAGGATGCAGTAGATAAGTACAGAGAAAATCCTCAAGCGTTTATAGTGGGGTATGAAGAAGACAAAGAGTTTTGGGATAGCTTATTAAGGATTGGAGAGGATTTAACAGATGAAATCAATGAAGCAAACATTACTAACAACAGCAGGGACACTCGCTCTATTAGTGAGCGGTTCAGGTCTACTCGCAGAGTCGCTACCACCACCCGACTACAGCCAGACGGGAGATCAGAAGATACAGTCACTGATTGATTCTATTAACGTTATAGACAATCGGTTACAACTATCTCTGAACTTAGGTATTGGTGCAATAGGGTATGCTGAAGTTGGTGGTGTTATTGTTGATGGAGCATTAGACGGTGCTAAAGTAACTACAGCAATGCTTGTAGCTTACGAAGATGCTAGAAGTAAAGTTATGAACCATGACTATGCTACAGCAGAGAATGCGAATCAGTTGTTTATTCAAGAGCATACTGCGGCTATGAATAATTTAACTCTAGCTGTTGACGTACTTGGTGATGCTACTTCTGTACTAATGACTGCTACATCTGTTGCTGACTCTGCTGCAGAAGCAGATACAAAGCCAGAACAGGTTGCATTACAAGAAATGATTGCTACAGATGAATATAGCCTTGACGCTAATGAAGTTGCAGATTATAATAACGCACTTGATGCAGTAGCAGAATACGCCCAGCAAGCAGGTGCATTTATGGCTGCAGCTAATAATACGGAGTTGACAAGTAGTATAGATAACTACGCTGCTAGTAATAACATAATGGTTGGAACATACACAGCTATTACATATACGCAAGCAGTAGACGAGTTTGTAATATCTTGGGATGATTCAGGATACGGAACTGGTTGGAATGGCTATCTTACTGACGACATGAAAGATGCAGACGATGTGTACGGCGCAGGAGCTTACATAATGCAACATGGATCAGCTTCCTCTAATATGTAGGAACTATTATGATAGAAGATACAGAAGTTAAAGTTGGTGGGTTTACTTTTAAAGGGTGGTACATAGCTGCTGCCCTGCCAATACTAGGATCTCTTAGTGGCGGTATATATTATGGATATGACACACTACAAAGGTTCTACGCAGTAGAATCAGGTATAGAGACTGTTGTTTCTAAATCAAATTCTTTTGACAGCAAAGCTGGTGAATTAAGTTCACGCATTCAAACGATAGAACAGGCAGTAGCAGATAATGACGTTAGAGGTCTTAACACACGGTTGTCAACGATTAGTACGCAAATGCAAACGATCTTGGAACAACAGAAAGAGTTGCTTGACTTACGTAGTCAAGTTGAGAGATCTACTGGAATTACGGATAGTCTGGGCGATAAGCTGGATAAATACCAAACTGAAATAGATGACATATGGAAAGCATATGATTCTCTTGTGGATAAACCACTGTAAGGAAATAATATGGCACGTAACTTAACAGAAAAACAACAGCGTTTCTTAGATATACTCTTTGATGAGGCTAATGGTGATGCTGTGGCTGCTAAGAAACTTGCAGGTTACGCACCTGAGTCTAGCACTACAGCTATTGTAGAAGCACTGCAAGAAGAAATAGGAAAGAAGACACGTACTTACTTTGCACAAACTGCACCTAAAGCAGCTATGGCTATGGTAGGTGCACTATCTGATCCTACAGAACTAGGCATCAAAGAAAAGATGGTTGCAGCAAAAGATTTACTTGACCGTGCAGGGCTTGGTAAAACGGATAAAGTAGAAGTATCGTCTGGTGGCGGTGTATTTTATCTGCCTCCAAAAGAAGGTTCAAACGAATAATACCTCAAAGAGATTTAGGCTTCTGGGAATTACCTAAGCCTGTAAGCCCTCATAGCAAAGATTGGCACGTAATTGTTCGTCTTAGTGGTGTAGTACCTTTTGGTTACAAAGTTGATCCAGATAATGATAAACTACTTATACCTATTAGTTTAGAACTTGAAGCTTTAGAACTTGCAAAGCGACATCTTAAGCAGTATAGTTACAGGGCAGTAGCTAACTGGTTAAGCAAAGAAACAGACAGGTACATATCCTGGCAAGGGTTAAAGAAAAGAGTAGAGATTGAGCAAAAACGTAAAAGAGCAGCTACAATTAAACGTAAGCTTGCCAACTGGCTCGAAGAAACCATTGCGGAAATCGAAAAACTCGAAACGCAAGGAGTTGGAGCCTACGCAGATACAAGAAGAGATAAGCGTTACCGTTAAAAGTGAAGACAGACAAACGGTACCAGCGCAAGTAAAAGCTGAACCTTATAATGTGGAAGAGGCTATGGACGTTGTGTTCAAGCCCAACGCTGGGCCTCAGACATACTTCCTTAGCGCATCAGAACGCGAAGTACTATATGGCGGAGCAGCCGGTGGTGGAAAATCATATGCCATGCTTGCAGACCCTCTTCATGGGTTAAATGATCCTAATTTTAGTGGTCTACTTGTACGTCATACTACAGAAGAATTAAGAGAATTAATACAGAAGAGTCAGGAACTATATCCACGTGCTATACCCGGTATTAAATGGTCTGAACGTAAATCTCAATGGACTTCTCCACAGGGTGGGCGTCTGTGGATGTCGTATCTCGATAAAGATACCGATGTTACCAGGTATCAGGGACAGGCTTTTAACTGGATTGGATTTGACGAACTTACTCAATGGTCTAGTCCCTACGCTTGGAACTATATGAGATCACGTTTGAGATCTGCTCATGCTTCTGATCTAGGTCTTTACATGAGAGCAACAACAAACCCCGGAGGAAGTGGACATGCTTGGGTTAAAAAAATGTTTATCGACCCTGCAAAAACAGGTAAGTCGTTTTGGGCAACTGATATTGAAAGTGGTGAAACCATTACTTTCCCTAAAGGTCATAGTAAAGAAGGTCAGCCTCTTTTTAAAAGGCGCTTTATACCGGCTTCGCTCTTTGATAATCCTTATTTGGCAGAAGCTGGTGATTATGAAGCGATGCTACTCTCGTTGCCGGAGCATCAGCGTAAACAGTTACTTGAAGGTAACTGGGACATTAATGAAGGTGCAGCTTTTCCGGAGTTTGATCGAACTATACACATCATGGAGCAATTCGAGATACCTGACTCTTGGCCAAGGTTTAGGGCTTGCGATTACGGTTATGGTAGTTACACTGGTGTTCTTTGGTTTGCTGTAGCACCTGACGAACAACTTGTTGTATATCGTGAAATGTATGTTTCTAAAGTTACTGCTTCTGATCTAGCCGATATGATATTAGATGCAGAGAGAAAAGACGGTACTATAAGATACGGTGTGCTGGATAGCTCTTTATGGCACAACCGAGGCGACACTGGGCCTAGCTTGGCAGAGCAGATGAATATGAAGGGATGTAGATGGCGTCCCTCTGACAGATCAAGAGGCTCACGTGTCGCAGGAAAAAACGAAATACATAGGCGTTTACAAGTAGATGAATTTACTGAAAAGCCTAGACTAGTGTTTATGGACAACTGTACTAACACTATTGCACAAATACCTAGCATCCCTTTAGATAAAAAGAATCCAGAGGATGTAGACACACATGCAGAAGATCACTTGTATGACGCTTTACGCTACGGTATTATGACCAGACCACGCAGTAGCTTATGGGACTTTAACCCTGAGACACAACGCACAGGTTTTCAAGCTAGTGATCCTAACTTCGGGTATTAAATAATGGCAGAACAAGAAGAAATGTTTGAAACAGATGAAGTCGTAGCTGCAGAAGACAGTACGGATAGCATCTTTGAAGAGAAATCTAGCGTAGTAGCTTTCGTGGAGGAACGTTATAGACGTTCAGAAGACGCACGTAATGCTGACGAAGAGAGGTGGCTAAAAGCCTATCGCAACTATCGTGGTTTGTATGGTAAAGACGTACAGTTTACAGACACAGAGAAGTCTCGTGTATTTGTTAAAGTTACTAAGACTAAGACACTCGCTGCGTATGGCCAGATTGTAGATGTATTATTTGGTAATAATAAGTTTCCTCTTTCTGTAAACCCATCTGTATTACCTGATGGAGTAGCAGAGTCAGTACATATTAATGTAGACCCTAAAGCTTCAGCAGCTGGAGAGGCTCTTAAGTCTGTTACTCAGCAGTCTTATTCAAAGCCTTACTTGATTGATGGTGATACAAAGTTAAAACCAGGCGAGACCCTTATGGATCTTTCTAATCGTTTGGGACCTTTATCTGAAAAGTTAGAACCTGTATCTGATAAGATTATTGAAGGCGACGGGACTACACCTACAACTGTTACATTTCATCCTGCTATGGTTGCAGCTAAGAAGATGGAAAAGAAGATACACGACCAGCTACAAGAGTCTGGTGCTTCTGTACACTTAAGGTCTATGGCATTTGAAATGTCACTACTTGGTACAGGTGTCATGAAAGGGCCATTTGCTGTAGATAAAGAGTATCCTAATTGGGATGACTCAGGTGAATACGATCCTATAGTTAAAACTGTACCAGAGTGTAGTCATGTTTCTGTGTGGGATTTCTATCCTGACCCTGAAGCTACATCTATGAATGATGCAGAGTATGTCGTTGAAAGACATAAGATGTCACGTACACAAATACGGGCTCTTAAAAGTCGTCCATACTTTATGAAAGATGCTTTAAGTATGGCTATAGACAAAGGTCCTAACTATATACAGAAGTACTGGGAAATGTCTATGGAAGACGATGATACCCAGCCAACATCTGAACGTTGGGAAGTATTAGAGTTTTGGGGTTACGTTGATACAAAAGTATTAGAAGATCATGGTGTAGATATTCCTAGTTCTTTCAAGGACTTAGACGAAGTAAACTGTAATGTATGGATTTGTAACGGTGAAGTACTACGATTTGTATTAAACCCATTCAAGCCTACACGTATTCCTTACTATGCTACACCTTACGAGCATAATCCATATAGCTTCTTTGGTATTGGTATTGCTGAAAACATGGATGATACGCAGACCTTGATGAACGGTTTTATGCGTATGGCTATTGACAATGCTGCATTATCTGGTAATCTTATCATTGAAGTAGATGAAACTAACCTTGTCCCAGGCCAAGACTTATCTGTGTACCCTGGCAAGGTGTTCAGGCGTCAGGGGGGTGCACCAGGACAGGCCATCTTCGGCACAAAGTTCCCTAACGTAGCACAAGAAAACATACAACTATTTGATAAGGCTAGAGTTTTAGCAGATGAAAGTACTGGATTCCCTAGCTTTGCTCATGGACAAACCGGAGTTTCTGGAGTGGGTCGCACAGCCTCTGGTATTTCTATGCTTATGTCTGCTGCTAATGGTTCTATTCGGACGGTAGTTAAGAATGTTGATGATTATCTGATTCGTCCTTTAGGTAAATCATTCTTTGCATTTAACATGCAGTTTGACTTTGATGATCAGATTCGTGGTGATTTAGAAGTACATGCATCTGGTACAGAGAGTTTAATGGCTAACGAGGTAAGATCCCAGCGCTTAATGCAGTTCTTACAAGTTGCACAAAATCCAGTATTAGCTCCTTTTGCTAAGATGGATTATATTATTCGTGAGATTGCTAAGTCTATGGATCTTGATCCTGATAAGGTTACTAACTCTATGCAAGACGCTGCCATACAAGCTGAGATCCTAAAAGGCTTTCAAGCACCTGTAACGCCTCCTATGGCTCCAGAGGGTGTACCAGCACCTGCAGGTCAGGAACAAGCTCCACAGGCGCCTCAGGGTGGTGTACAGGATACGTCAGGCGGTGGCGGTGGTCAGATAGGCACAGGTACTGCTCCTGTACCGGGTGAACAAGGGTTTAGTGGTAATGTCGCTTAAATTACTTGTTAACAACATACATATATGGGAAGCGTTTGTTAAGGAACTTGATGATCGTATTTCTGGTACGCATAAAAGTATGGAGAACCTTTCCGATACTGCAGAATTATATAGACATCAAGGCGCTATAAAAGCAATGAGACAACTAAAGTACTTGAGGGATAAAGTAAATGAATGAACAAATGAAAGCAGCTTTGGGTGAAGATATAGACCCAGTATCAGGTAATGAAATACCAACAGGATCTTTACCAGAAGAAGTGCGTGATGATATTCCTGCACAACTGAGTGAAGGTGAATATGTTGTTCCTGCTGATGTAGTTCGCTATTATGGTGTTAAGTTCTTCGAAGACTTGCGTAAAGAAGCTAAGATGGGTTTCAACGATATGGAAGCTAATGGTCGTATTGGTGGTGAACCTATGGGTGACGAACTACCCTTTGATATTTCTGAGTTACAGATGGTTGATGAAGCACAGCCTGAAATGAATAAAGGCGGTTATATGCGAGGCTACGATGAAGGTGGTTTAGTAGAAGGGGCAACTTCAGTATTAGGACAGCGTGTTAGCGGTATGGAATATAAAACATACGTAAACGCTGCTGGTGATGAGATTACTATCATGTTCTTTAATGGCATGCCTATGAGTGCTATACCTGAAGGCTACACAGATAAAGCCTCTCAACCTGTTATAGCTGAAGAAACTGCACCCGTTAAAAAACGGGACAGAGATCCTTCACCAGTAAATGCACCTGAAGCTATAAACTATAAAGAGCTAACTGCTGCAGAATTACGTGATCTAGTTGAAGAGCAGAAGGGTACTAAAGCATCAACTATAACTTCGGGTATGGCCATGCTTAATCCTCTTATGGGTATTGCACTTAAAGTTGCTATGTGGCATCAATCATCATTAATTAACAAAGAACTTGAAAGACGTTTAGAAGACGGGCAATTAGATGAAAAGCAGAAAGCTTACTACACAGATCTTCAAGGAGTTATGAATGCGGATGAGCCTGGTTTCTTTGAAAAACTCTTTGGTAAAAAAGAAGAAGAAGAAGAGATTGTTGAGGAAGAAGCTGTTATACCAGGAGAGGTAGACTCTCTAGAAGCTACATCAACATATAGCCCTGATCTTGCCTCAGAATCTGTATATAATCAAGAAATAGTAGGAAAGGGACTTAGCCCTTACGTACCTAATACAGATACTTCTAATACTCCTGGACTTGACTCAGCGCTAGATGCTGCAGAAGAGATATTTGATTCGTCCACATCTACAGATACTACAAGTCCAGTTGCTCCAACAACTATTTCTAAAGCTTCTAAAGAAAGAGATAAAAATAGACGTTCTGCATTTAGTACTGCTGCATCAAAAGCAGATGCTGGTACAAAAGCAGTAGCAGCGGATGCAAGAAAAAACCTTGCTACAGCAAAAGAAGTTAGCGACATTAAAAAAGAAGGCGCTAGAATTAAACGAAGTCTCGAATCTTCTGCTCGTGGAGGACAAATGGGTTTCTCTAAAGGCGGTCTCGCTTCTAAGAAAAAGAAATAATACTACAAGACTACCATATAACTATAAGGCTACCCAGCTAAGGCTGGCCCCAACATAAGGAAAATAAAATGTCGGAAACTATTAGTACGGACTCTGCGTCCCACCAACGTAATGCATCACGTATCAAGCGAGATGAAGAGGAACTACAAGCACTATTAAAAGATGCAGGTATTACTCAAGATGAAACAGAAAAAGAAGAAGAAGCTGTCATTGAGGAACCCAGTAGCCCAGAGCCTGTGGAACCCCCAGTTCAGGCAGAAAGTAGTCCCGAACAAAAAGAAGAACCCAAAGCTGAAGCACAAGAAGAGATTGAACTAAGTGCTGAAGAAAAGACGTTTAAACAACGCTACTCTGATATTCGTAAGCATATGCAAGAGAAAGACAAAGAGTTTAAATCTAAGCTAGAAAAGCTAGAGAACCAACTCAAGTCTGCTGCAAACAATGAGCTTGTACTTCCTAAATCTCCTGATGAAGTAGAAGCGTGGGCTAAGAAATTCCCAGACGTTGCAGGTATTGTAGAGGCTATTGCTGATAAGAAAGCTAGTGAACGTGCTGACGAACTTGATGGTCGTTTAAAAGAGATTGAAGCTTTACGAGCTACAGCTAAACGTGAAAAAGCAGAAGCAGAAATATTATCACTACATCCTGACTTCGAAGAACTACGTGCAGGTGAAGACTTTCATACATGGGCAAAAAAGCAACCTAAAGTTGTACAAGATGCCTTATATGAGAATAGTGAAGATGCTCAGTCTGTAGCACGTGTTATTGATCTTTACAAAAGCGATAAAGGTATTACAGCTAAACCTAAGAAAAATACGGATAAAGCAGCAGCTTCATCTGTTAAAGCTAAAGGGCGTCCTGCTCTGGATGCAGACGACTCAACACGTTACCTACGTGAATCACAGGTACACAATATGAGTATTAAAGAATACGAGAAACGTATGGACGAAATTAAAGAAGCCCAACGTTCTGGTAAGTTTATTTATGATATGTCTAAGAAATGACTTGACACGGACATCTTCATAGATAAAACTAAGGGCATGTACATTGTCAGGCATTAACTGCGTGTACATGCTTATAAAAAGCACTAAACCACAATAAAGAACTACCTCCGATTATAGGCCCAGCGCTTAAAGGATGGCGATCCTCAAAGCAAAGCTGACTACCCTAATAAGAAGAGCCTCTTTTCAGTGGATATGCAGTGTATACTTCCACGCCACATATCTTTGAAAGGATTTTATCATGGCTATTTCATCCGCATCAGGCGGTTTTGATGGTAACTGGTCTCCGGTTATCTATTCTAAACAAGCACAGATTGCTCTTCGCAAATCTGCTGTTACTAACGCAATCACAAACAACTCTTACTTTGGTGAGATTGCTAACCAAGGCGACACAGTTCGCATTCAAAAAGAGCCAGACGTAACTGTTAACTCTTTGCAACGTCATACAGGCATCTCAGTTGAGAAGCTTAATGATGAAGACTTCTCGTTAACTATCGACAAAGCTAACTACTTCGCATTCAAAATGGATGACATTGAAGACCAGTTTGCAAATGTTGACTACGTTAGCTTGGCTGCTGACCGTGCAGCATACAAAATGGCAGACGCTATGGATGCCGATTGTTTAGGTTACTTATCAGGTCACACATCTGCAGGTGAATACATCACTACTACTTCTGGTGATGCACAGCACGATACTGCTGGTAACTTAACAGGTGAGATGCTTACAGCTAACTTGCTAGACGCAACTGACTTCGGTAACTTGACTATCTCAAGCACTGCTACTGCAGGTGACTCTGTGCCATTGGCACCACGTCTACCAGGAGCAACTGCTTTATCTGCAACAACTGTATCACCTTTGACTGTACTTGCACGTATGGCTCGTAAGATGGACGTTGCTAATGTAGATGCAAGAGGTCGTTGGGTAGTACTTGACCCGGTATTTGTAGAGATGCTAAAAGACGAAGACTCACGTATGTTAAATGGTGACTTCGGCGGTGCTGGCCTACAAAACGGTTTGGTGTTAAATAATGTTCATGGATTCCGTGTATACATTTCTAACAACTTACCAGCTAAGGGAACCGGTGCAGGAACCTCAGGTACAACAGCGCAAAACGCTAACTACGGTGTTATCGTAGCTGGTCAGGACGATGCTGTTGCTTCTGCTGAGCAAATCAACAAAGTGGAAAACTACCGTGATCCAGATAGCTTTGCAGACATCGTGCGCGGCATGCATCTATATGGCCGCAAGATCCTGCGTCCAGAAGCATTGTTAACAACACGTTACAACGCTGCTTAATAAATAAAGAGGGGGGCTGGCTTCTTGTTAGCCCCTTTCCGTTTAAAACATAAAGGACATAACCAATGGCTATTACAACGGCGATGTGCAACAGCTTCAAGCAAGAGTTACTTGGTGGTGTTCACGATCTAGATACAGACATACTAAAGATAGCACTTATTAAAAGTTCACCGACAGGTACTTATAATGCATCTACTACTAATTATAGCACAGTAACAGGTAACTCAGATGAGACTACTGGTACTAATTACACTTCAGGTGGTAACATTTTAACGGGTGCAACTATTGCATTATCAGGTTCAACTGCAACTGTTGACTTTGCTGATACTACTTGGTCTTCTGCTACTGTTGCTGCAGACGGTTGTATAATCTACAACACATCACAAGCTAATAAAGCTATAGCAGTGATTGATTTTGGTGGTACTAAGACATCAACAAACGGTGACTATGTTGTACAATTCCCAACAGCAGACGCATCTAACGCAATCATTCGTATCGCTTAAGGAGCAACATTATGGCTCTCGTTGTCAAGGATAGAGTAAAAGAAACCGCTACAACTACTGGCACTGGTGCTGTTACGTTGGGTGGCGCTGTTACAGGCTTTGAGTCTTTTAGCTCTGCCCTTGCCAACAGTGATACTACATATTACGCTATTTCCAATCGTGATGCAGACGAATGGGAAGTAGGACTAGGTACATATAATTCAGGTGTACTAACAAGAACAACTATACTAGAGAGTAGCAATAGCGACAGTGCTGTTAGTTTCAGTGCAGGTACTAAGGATGTGTTCATTACACTCCCTGCAGATAAGGCTGTTTACTTAGACGCTAATGATGCACTAAGTACAGGCAACATAGTTACAACAGGTTACATCAGAGGCCCAGCCTCATTTACGATTGATCCTGCTGCACATGGTGACGATACTGGTACTCTTATAGTTGCAGGTAATTTACAGGTAGATGGTACTACTACAACAGTAAACTCAACTAATCTAGCTGTATCGGATCTAAACATTACAGTAGCTGAGGGTGCAGCTAATGCAGGTGCAGCCAATGGCGCTGGGCTTACAGTAGACGGTGCTAACGCTACATTTACTTATGACTCATCCAATGACAGATGGGCTATGAACAAGTCTCTAGCGACTAACCTTGTAGGCAATGTCACTGGAACAGTTTCATCTATAAGCAATCATGACACTGGAGATTTAGCTGAGGGTTCTAACCTATATTATACTCAGACTAGATTTAACTCTGCGTTTACAGCTAAGAGTACTACTGATCTCTCTGAAGGTACTAATCTATATTTCACATCTGCTAGGTTTGATACTGATTTTTCTGCAAAGAGTACTACTAACTTAACAGAAGGTACTAATCTATATTATACACAGGGTAGGTTTAATACTGCATTTACAGCTAAGAGTACTACTGATTTATCGGAAGGTACTAACCTCTACTATACAAGCACTCGTGCTAACACAGATTTTGATACAAGGTTAGCTACAAAGAGTACAGATGATTTATCAGAGGGTAGTAACCTATACTACACCCAAGCAAGGTTTGACTCAGCATTCACGGCTAAGAGTACAACTAATCTATCTGAAGGTACTAACCTTTACTATACAGACAGTAGATTTAACACAGCTTTTAGTGGTAAGAGTACAACTAACTTATCAGAAGGTACAAACCTCTATTACACACAGGCGAGATTTAACTCAGCATTTACAGCTAAGTCAACTTCAGACTTGTCAGAGGGTACAAACTTATACTATACTACAGCAAGAGCAAACTCAGCAATAGACGCAAGGGTGACATCATCCTTCGTATCAAACTTAGGTTCTCTAGATGCTGCAACATTAGAAGGCGATGACAAAGCCACCATATTAGCTACTGCAGAAGCAAGTGCATTAGCATTAAGCATAGCATTGGGGTGATATAAACAATGGCAAATACATTTAAGAACTACACAAGTGCAGATGTTGGTACAAGTGCTACTACTACGTACACAGTACCAAGTGCAACTACATCCGTTATGATTGGTTGTAACCTAGCAAATAAAACAACAGGAGCTATTAACGTAGACGTGCAAACTGCAGGTGTTTACTTAGCTAAAGGCATACCCATACCATCAGGATCTGCTTTATCTGTATTAGATGGTAAAATTATACTAGAGGCAGCTGATACTGTAGTTGTAACAAGTGATACAGCTTCTTCGTGTGATGTTATTGTGAGTGTACTGGAGCAGACATAATGGGCGGTTATATTGGTGGTAACGGCGGTGTTACCCAAGTAGACGGTTATAGTAAAACTGAAGTAGATAGTAAAGTATCTGATAAAGTAGAGGACAGTCAAGTTCTTACAGATGTTCCTGCTAATGCTGTATTTACTGATACAACGTATTCCATACAAGATGGTGAGTTATCACAGAATAATTTTACTGATGCTGACCACACAAAGCTAGACGGTATTGAAGCAAGCGCAGACGTAACGGATACTGCAAATGTGGTAGCCGCCTTAACTGCTGGAACAAATATAACGATTGCGGCAGATGGTACGATTACTTCAACAGATACAAATACTACTTATTCAATACAAGATGGTGAGCTTTCCCAGAATAACTTTACAGATGCAGACCATACAAAATTAGATGGAATAGAAACAGCCGCTACGGCAGATCAAACCAAATCTGACATTGAGGGTTTGGGCATTGATGTTCCAGCAACTAATCTTACAGGAACAATCCCAGCGGCTCGTTTATCTACAGCAACAACACAAGCAGAGAGTGATGATAGCACTAAAATAGCTACAACAGCTTATGTAGTAGATAAGATTACAACGCTTATTGGTGGCGCACCTAGCACACTCAATGATTTGAATGAGTTAGCGGCGGCTATTAATGATGACGCTAACTATAACTCTACTCTCACAACAGCACTAGGCACTAAGCTACCAAAAGCTGGTGGTACAATGACAGGTGATGTCTTGTATAATGATAACGTCAAAGCTAAGTTCGGTGCTGGGTCTGACATGTCGCTATTCCATAATGGCAACAACGCTTTCCTTGATAACGATACTGGCACGTTGTTTATTCAAACAGACGCCCTAAGCGTAAAAAACGCAACTGGAACTGAAAGTGTTATGCTAGGAACGGCTGATGGTGCAGTAACACTTTATCACAACAACGCAACCAAACTAGCCACAACATCAAGTGGAATTTCAGTTACAGGTAACATAGCAGTTACAGGTACAGTGGATGGGCGTGATGTTTCTGCTGATGGTACTAAGTTAGATACTATAGCAACTAACGCTAACTACATCACTAACAACAACCAGTTGACTAACGGTGCAGGATACATTACATCTTACACAGATACTAACACAACTTACAGCGCTGGTTCTGGCCTTGGACTATCGGGTACAACTTTCAGTGTAGATGCGGATTTACGTGGTCTTGTTACCCAAATCGGTCGTGATACTAACGATTACTACCTTGTTGGGTCAACTACACACAAATGGTATCTTGATGGCAACGAAGATATGCGTCTTGAAAACGATGGTGACTTACACGTTGATGGTAACGTTGTTGCTTACTCTACAACTACTTCAGATGAGCGTCTTAAGAAAGACATCGTGAAGATTGACAATGCTTTAGATAAAGTATCACAGCTAAATGGTTACACATTTGAATATAAAGCAGATGGCAAAAAGTCTGCTGGTGTTATTGCCCAAGAAGTTGAGAAGGTAATGCCAAGCGCAGTATCAGAAACAACATTGCCTCTTAAAATGGGTGAAGACGATAAGACTGAATACAAGACAGTGCAATACGATCAACTTCATGGATTAATGATTGAAGCAATCAAAGAACTGAAAGCTGAAATAGAAGAATTGAAGGCAAGGTAAGTTAGATGGCATTACAATCCAGTGGGCAGATAAGTCTTAACGACGTTAACGTCGAGCTTGGTAATAGCGGTACGGCTCAGATTGGTTTGGGTGATAGTGCTGTTCGTGACTTGTTTGATGATGCATCTGGACAAATATCTATGTCACAGGGTTATGGGAAGTCTTCAGAAACTGTTATAAGTAGCAGTGTGCAAGAAATGACAGTTTCAAACTACATATCTTCTGGGGGAACGCTAAGAATTTCTAGTGGGGTGTATATTTGGTCAGATAATAGACTCACAGCAGGGATGATAATTAATATACCTTGTACGATAATTAACGAAGGATATATTATTGGTAAGGGTGGCAGTACTGGACAATCTGGTGGCCCCGCTATTAATGTGACATCTTCGGGTGTAACTATTACAAACAGTTCTGGGGCATTTATTGCTGGAGGCGGCGGAGGCGGCGGAGGTGGCAGAAACGGCGGAGGCGGCGGCGGTGCTGGCGGCGGAGGCTCTAATGGAGGTGCTATAGGTCAAGTTGGTGGCACTAGCCCAGCCAATGGAGCTACTGGTGGCGGTGCTGGCGGTGGTGGCGGCGCTACAACTTTTTATGGTGGTGTTGCTGGTGGCGGTGGTCGAATACTCCCAGGCTCTGGTGGTTCTGGTGGATCAGGGCTTGGCCCGAATGGAGGCTCTGGCGGTAGCGCAGGAAACAATGGTGGTAATGGTGCTGATGGCGGTGGCGACAGCTATGGCTCTTATGGTTCTGGCGGCGGAGGTGGCGGCTGGGGCGCACAAGGTGGTAATGGGTATTACAGACCAGCAGGTTCGAGTAATAATGTAAGAGTAGGGGGTTCTGGCGGTGCGGCTATATCAGGAACTTCAAGAACGTTGAATAATAGTGGGACTATATACGGTGCAACGTAACAAATGATAAAATTAAAACGGAAGTTAAGATACAATGAGTAGATCAAGAGACTTAGCTAATCTGGTTAATACTGTACAGGCTACTGCTACAGACGACCAAACAGCAGCAGAAATTAAAGCGCTTGTAGAGAATGCTTCGAATAGTAATACTTTTACTGATGCAGATCATGTAAAGCTAAACTCTGTTGCATCAGGGGCTGACGTAACTAGTACTGCATTACCTGATGCATTAACAGGCTTATCTACTGAGACAAGTTTAACAAGTTCTGATATAATACCTGTTTATGACGCTACTTCTACAACATGGAAAAAAGCAACTATAACTAATGCTGCATTACAAGGACCTACTGGTGCTACAGGAGCGCAAGGACCTATTGGCAACACTGGTTTACAGGGTGCTACTGGACCGCAAGGAGCAACAGGGGCAGTAGGGGCTGACGGTGCTGACGGGGTACAAGGACCTCAAGGTATTCAAGGGGAAACAGGAGCTACAGGTGCGACTGGACCACAAGGTGCGACGGGTGCTGCAGGTGTAGACGGTAATGATGGAGCAACGGGTGCTACTGGTCCACAGGGACCTATCGGCAATACTGGTCCTCAAGGGGTTGCAGGTGCAGACGGTAATGACGGTGCTACTGGTGCTACAGGACCACAGGGACCTATCGGAAATACTGGTCCTCAAGGACCGCAGGGTGCAACAGGCGCAGCAGGGGCTGACGGTGATGATGGTGCTACTGGCGCAACAGGTTCACAGGGCGCTACTGGACCACAAGGAGCGACTGGACCACAAGGCCCTACCGGTAATACTGGCGCAACAGGTTCACAGGGCGCTACAGGACCACAGGGTGCAACAGGTCCTAGTGGTAACCCCTTCGGTGGTGGTACTTTTACTGGTAATGTAGCCTTTAACGCTAAGATGAGATTGCCTAATGCATCTTCTAATCCTTCTAGTCCATCTACAGGTCATACATATTACAATACAACAGATAAACAAGTACTTTTTTATAATGGCACTGATTGGATAGGTTTAGCCGAAACAGTAGCATTAGTACTTACTCTTACTGACAGTGGTGGAAATGTTATAGAGTGGGATGGAAAATCAGACCTAAAATTACAAGTACATAAAGAATATACTGTTGTAGGAGGTCCAAGCGCCCAAGCAGTTGAAATTAAAATGTGGGGCGGTGGAGGAGCTTGTGGATTTGCTTATACACAAGGTGCGAATTCAAACTCAAATCAAGGACCAGGAGGTGGTGGTGGTTATACCTCTGGCACTATAACTTTTGTAGAAGGTACAAATTATGTCTTCCGAGTTGGAGAAGGTGGTATTAGAGGGCAAAGTATATCTAGTGCCGCAACTTATATAGCAGGTGGTCTAGCGAGTCTTCCTGTTTCTGGTACTGAAGGTGGAGGATATACTGGAATATTTTCTGGTACAAGTGTTACTCAAGGAAATGCTTTGTTAATAGCTGGTGGTGGCGGTGGCGGTTCTGATACTAATTTTGGTGCACATGGTGGTGCTGGTGGAGGTTCATATGGCCAGAGTTCACCAGCGGGATCATCTCAAGGCGGTAATGGTGGTACTCCAACTGGCGGTGGTGCTGGTTCTCCATACAACAGCGCTGGTAGTGGTAGCGCTTTAACTGGTGGTATTGCGGCAAATAGTGGTTCTTCACACAGTTGGTTAGGCGGCGGTGGCGGCGGATACTGGGGCGGTGGCGGCGGTAATGTAGGCGGCGGCGGTGGTGGTTCTGGTTACTTCAAAAACTCATCACCTGTAAGTTCAGGTTCAACGACAGCAGGGTCAAGTTCGACCCCAGGCAATTCTAGTGATTCTGATAGAGGCACTGCTGGTAATGGTGGTACAAGTAGTAGCAGAGATGGTATAGATGGTAAAATAGTACTTTTAGCAACATCCCCATAAACTTTAAGGAATAATTTAAATGACAGTCGTTATATATCCAGACCCCGAAACAAGAACAGTAAGACAAGAATTACGCAGACAACGAGATATCAAAATAAAAGAAACTGATTGGTGGGCATTGAAAGATAATCCTGAAATGACATCTGAACAAATCACATATCGTCAAGCGTTACGGGATATTACAGATGTATATGATTCTATTGACGATGTTGTGTGGCCTACTAAACCTTAATATTTACAAATGGAACGAAGAAACAATAGGATAAATAAATGTCAGGTTACATAGGAAACATACTAGTACCTCAAGCTACTCAAACACGGGATAGCTTTATAGCGACTGCTGGTCAAACTAGCTTTCCTACGAGTGGATATACGCCAAACTTTTTAGACGTCTACTTAAATGGTATCAAATTACATAGCTCCGATTTTACGGCTACAAATGGTTCAGATGTTGTACTAACAACAGGTGCAGCAGTAAATGATGTTATAGAAGTTGTAGCATATAATGCTTTTGATGTAGCTTCTGGTACATTTGATGACTTAACTGTTAATAACAATATAGCTGTATCTGGCACAGTAGATGGCAGAGACATTGCTGCAGACGGTACTAAGCTAGACGGTATTGAGTCAGGCGCTACAGGTGATCAAACTAATGCAGAGATAAGAGCAGCTGTAGAAGCCGCAACAGACAGTAACGTCTTTACAGATGCGGATCACACTAAGCTTAACGCTATTGAAGCTAGTGCTACTGCTGACCAAACAGCAGCAGAGATCAGGACACTTGTTGAGTCTGCTACTGACAGTAACGTCTTTACAGATGCAGACCATACTAAATTAAACGCAATAGAAGCTAATGCTACCGCAGATCAAACTAAGTCTGACATTGATGCATTAAACATTAATGCTGACACATTAGACGGGCAACATGGTTCTTACTATACAGGTTATGCTGATACAGCCGTAGCTAATATTGTTGACTCTGCACCTGGTACACTTGATACCCTTAATGAGTTAGCCGCAGCTCTAGGTGATGACCCTAACTTTGCTACAACTGTGACTAATAGCATAGCTACTAAGTTACCACTAGCAGGTGGTACACTTACAGGTAATCTGGATGTTGGTGGCACAGTGACTGCTGATGGGCTGACTGTAAATTCAGGAACAGCAGACCAAGTTGCTTTGTTTGAAAGCACAGACCAATTCGCAGATTTAGCTTTAAAGGATAGTGGAGGCACTTCTTACATTCGTCAGTCTAATGGTTCCTTAATCTTAGAAGCAGACAGAGCTAATGCCTCTTCTGGTTCATCAGCAATAATCAAAGTTGATGGCGCAGAAGCCATGCGTATCGACTCAACAGGCCGAGTTGGTATTGGGACTACAGTTTATTCAGGTGTTAATAATAAACTTTCTATTCGAGGGACAGGTGGTTCTTCTGGTTCTAGTACAAATACAGCCGCAGATGAGGTATTTATTGACAACAATGGAGATACAGGGATTACACTTGGGTCTTCAAGCACTGGTGTAGGTACTTATGCTTTCGCGGATAGTAACGTAGCTCTTCGTGGTGCTATCCAGTATGACCACAGTGATGATAGCATGAACTTCCGCGTTTCATCTGCTAACCGTATGGTCATCAACTCGTCAGGCATAGCTGTTACTGGTAACTTGTCATTTGGCGACAATAATCAATCTATATATGGGTCGGGTGGAGACCTACGTGTGTTCCATAGTGGCACACATTCATTCGTTCGCAATACTACAGGCAACATGTACCTACAAGATGATAATTACGTTGAGATTGGTAGTGCGTCGGGTGAAGTTTATATAGGTGCTGTTAAAGATGGTGCTGTAAATCTACGTTATGACAACGTAAAGAAGATTGAAACCACCTCAACAGGTGTTGATATAACTGGCACAGCCGTAGTGGATGGGCTGACTGTGGGCGGTAGTTACTCACAAAGCAAAGCATCAGGAACTTTTTTTACCCTTACAGATACAACAAATAGCAAAACTGGTTATATTAATTGGGATAGCGGTAACTGGGATATATTTACTCACGGCCCTTACAAACGCTTAACTATAGCAGACAACGGCGACATCAGTTTCTACGAAGATACAGGCACGACTGCTAAGTTCTTTTGGGATGCTAGTGCTGAGTCGTTGGGCATTGGGACGAGTTCTCCTAGCTCGAGTCCTAAGCTACATCTTCACGGTGATGCTGAAGTTTTGCGCCTTGATGGTTCGGCTGATACATCTAGGAAGATATTCTTTAGAAGCACATCTTCTACTAACCCTGCGGAAATTCACTCTGATGGAGCTTTGAAACTTCGTACAGAAGACTCAGGCACACATATGGAATTCCATACATCTAACGCAGAACGTCTACGCATCAATCATCTCGGTAGGCAAGTATACAATGGAAGTAGCACTGCTAATGGTCACGCAAACTTTGTAGGAGAAGTCGGTACTTCTTATAAGGCTCTAATGTTTGAACATACTAATGGTGGTGGTGAAGTTGGAAGTATCAGAACTACATCTTCAACTGCTGTTTATTACGGCGATGGCTCTAACCTAACAGGTGTTGGCGGTAGTACAGATTATGGTGCTGTGGGTACTTATTTAATAGGTTACGCCACAAATGGCGCTGGTTATTCCATTGGAAGTACAGTTGCAGGTTCTGCACTTGGCTATTCGAAAGTTATGTCCAATCGTACTGGTGGTAGTTTAAGTTTATTTCACTATAACTCTAGTAGCTCATCCTCTTGGGTCCCGACAGTTACTAACGGTACATTTGTTAGTTTTAACAGAGGCGGTACTTGGAGGGCTATGTCTGAGGGTGGGGCTGGGAAATCATCGTCTCGTCAGTTACACCTCTGGGTCAGAATATCTTAACAATAGGAGGCGTTAATGCCAACAGTAACAATAACAGAAGTGCGTAACGCACAATCACTAAACGCAGACAATACTGCATTTGAAGTAGAAATTAACCATCCAGAACACGGCTGGATACCTTATGCATTAATGCCTGATGATACAGATAATACTGTAGACAACAGTGTATTGCTTGGGCTTATCGGTTCAGACTATGCAGCGTATGTAGCACCTACTCAAGCAGAGCTAGATGCAGAACTAGCGGCTGGTTTAAGAGCAGAACGTGACCAGAGATTGGTAGAAGAAGTAGACCCTATAGTAACTAACCCTCTACGCTGGGCTGAACTAACAGATGCTAAACAAGCAGAGTGGACACAGTATCGTACTGACTTGCTTAACTTACCAGAGCAATCTGGTTTCCCTAACACAGTTACATGGCCTACTAAACCAACATAAGGATAAAACATGTTCTTTGGTATCTCTCCTTTTGCATCAGGACCCTTCTCTACAACACTAGAGACACGTCTTATTGCACAGAGTGTTTCAACTACAGCTAGTGTAGGAAGCATAATTGTTGTAGGAGAAGCTAATACAGGCTTGACAGGTGTTACAGTTACTGGTAGCATCGGCTCTGTAGTCGTCACTGCCGAGAGTGTTACACTTAGTAACTCAGTAAATACTACAGGCTCAGTAGGGACAACAATAGTAGTTGCAAACGCTAATGTAGTGCCTTCTGGGGTTGACTCTTCAAGCAATATCGGTACAACTACAGTATTGGCAGATGCTAACACAAGCATCACTAGCCCAGCGCTAACTCTAGTTGGTGCTACAGGTACTAACGTACAAGCCAAGGCTGTTGTTTTACCAACAGGTGTTGAATCTAGTGTAGCCATTGGTACAATTACTATACGGATTACAGCAGTAGTAAATCCTGTATCTACAGCACTAAACATATTCTCTGGTAACTTATCTGTAGTAGCTACAAAGTTCGACTACGAAAGTCGAAAAGATGATTATAGAAAAAATCATGTAGTGTTTATTACAGAGACTAATCAAAACAATACTATTCACATACCTTCAGATTCACGAAGTAAAACAGTAATAATTGAAGCAACTAATATAGATAGGGTTGTACGTATTGCAGCATAAGGAATATACTAATGGCATATAAATGGCCCGATAAAGATAAAGATGAGATTGTAGACTACAGTGTAGATTGGTCTAGGTTTCTTAATACAGACACCATTTCTGCTGTAACTTGGTATATTACAGATGCAGACGGTACAAAAGTAGAAGTAGATGATGCAGACACGGTTAATGGACTGCAGTTTGTAAGCAGTACTATTACATCCACTGTAAGTACTATTCGTCTTTCTCTAGGAACTAACAACAAAAGATATACTATTACGTGCCGTATTACTACAGCAGGTGGTTTACAGTATGAGCGTAGTATATTCCTACGTGTGAGGGAGAAATAAGAATGGCATATGATTATATTAGCCTAGTTAATGATATTAATAGACGTCTTAACGAAGTAGAACTTACCAATGCTAACTTCCCTACAGCTACAGGTTATTATAGCTTTGCTAAAGATTCTGTTAATTCTGCTATTAGACACATTAATCAAGAAGAATTTGAGTGGCCTTGGAATCATGTGGAAGAAACAGAAGTCTTATCTGAGGGTGAGGTACGCTATAGTATGCCTTACGACAGTAAGACTATTAACATGAATACCTTCCGTATTAAGCGTAATGAAGCCTTTAATGTAGAAACAATCAAGTTAAAACCTTTAACTTATGAAGAATGGCTTGACAAGTTCGCTGATTATGAGTATAACTCTTCATCAAGTAACCGCACTACACCACAATATGTTGTGCGTACACCAAGCAGAGAACTTATATTTTCTCCACCACCTGATAAAGAGTACGAAGTAGTGTATGAATATTTCCGTACAGGATACGATTTAGAACTATATAGCGATGTACCTTTGTTACCAGAACAATATCGTTATACTATTGTTGATGGCGCTATGTACTACGTATATCAGTTTAGAGGGGATATGCAAGCTGCAGGATTGGCACTACAAAAGTTTGAGCAAGGTATTAAACAATTACGTAGCTTACACATTAATCGCACTACATATTTGCGAGATACGAGAGTACACTACTAATGGCTACACAGTGGCAGACATTTCCTATTGAGTTTAAAGGTGGTCTCATCTCTAATCTCAGCCCTCTACAACAGGGTACTAATGCTGTAGGTTCTGCTACTATTCTGCAGAACTTTGAGGCTACTAAAGAAGGTGGCTATAGTAAAATTAAAGGTTATGAAAAGTTTAGTACTACAACCGTACCTGGTTCTGGTCCTATGCTTGCACTCAAAGTTATAAGTTCAGGTCGTATTGTTGTATCTAGAAAGAATACATCCAACGTTACAGAGTATTATTACGGCACAGGCACTGCATGGACATCTATGGGTGCTAGACCTTTACTAGGTGGTAAAACTAAACATGTGTTATATAATCTAGATGGTAACGACAAAGTTCTTTTTGTTGATGGTGTAAATTATCCAGCTTCATACAATACATCTGGTAATAGCCTTACTGCTATAACAGGTAGTACAGATGTATTAGGTGCTGAGTGTGTTGCTGTATTTAAAGACACCGCTTTTTATTCTAAAGGTAATAATCTTTACTTTACTGCTCCGGTTACTGTTGATGACTTTAGTGCTGCTAATGGTGCTGGTTCTATTAATGTAGCAAATGAGATTACAGGTTTAGCAGTCTTTCGTGATCAGCTTATTATCTTTACAAGTGACACTATCAAGCGCCTTACAGGAAACACTGCCGCAGACTTTCAAATATCACCTATTACAGATCGTATGGGTTGCATTAATAGCGATACGGTTCAGGAGTTTGGCGGTGACATCATGTACCTTGCCTCTGATGGTATCCGTCTTTTAAGTGCTACTGATCGTATTGGTGACTTTGGATTAGATGTTGCTTCCGATCCCATTGCTAAAGATGCGTCTACTTTCCTTGGTAGCACACCTATATTCTGTTCTATACTTATGCGAGAGAAAGCTCAATATCGCATTTTTGCTTATATTGAATCAGAACAACAAGCCGCAGCAAAAGGGTTAGTTGCTACTAAGTTTATATCTCAAGGTGCTGCTGGAATAAGTTGGTCTGAGACTGTAGGCATTAAAGCATATGTAGCAGATAGTCGATACTCAGGTACAACTGAATCTGTTGCGTTTGCTAACACAGACGGTTATGTATACAGGATGGATACAGGGTCAAGCTTTGATGGTGCATCTATTGAAGCTATATATGAATCGCCTTATATGCCTATATCAGATCCTCAGATGCGTAAATCATTCTATAAGCTGACGTTATATGCAGAGCCTACAGGTAATATGTCTCTGGATTTAAATATTAAGTATGACTTTAATGCTTCTAGTAATACAGGCGTGATACAACCTACTACACAGAGTATCGAAAGCACAGGTAATGCCGTTTTTCTTTTCGGTGATTCTAATGCAGTATTTAACACAGCAACTTATGGTGGTGAGCTAGATAAAATCTACAACACAAACATTATTGGTTCTGGTAAAACTATAGCTCTTCGTATTGAAGATTTTTCTACAAACCCCACATTCACTCTAGACACAGCCCTGCTAGAGTTTAGACAGAACGATAGACAGTAAGGACTAAGATATGGCAGGTTACACACGTCAGGATACAGCAAACAACATTGCTAACGGTAACGTTATTGATGCAGATGACTTTGATGCTGAATATAATGCTTTAGAGGCAGGATTCAATGCTTCAACAGGCCACGCTCATGATGGTACTGCAGGTGAAGGTGCACCTATTACTAAAGTAGGCCCAGCGCAAGATCTTGTTGTGTCAGGTACAGCACTTACTCCTAAAACGACTAACACTCTAGATTTAGGTACAGCTTCTGTGCAATATAAGAACGCATGGTTTGATGGTACTGTAGATACAGATGCACTTACCGTATCAGCTAATGCTACCGTAGGCGGTACCCTTATGGTTACAGGTGGTATAACTGGAGATATAACAGGAGACTTAACGGGAGATGTTACCGGTGATGTTACCGGTCAAGTTTCAGACATATCAAATCATACCTCTGATGAACTTACTGAAGGTACTACAAACCTATTTCATACTACTGCAAGAGCACGTAATTCTATATCTGCTACAGGTAGTCTTTCTTATAACAGCCTTACAGGTGTTATGGGCTTTACACAAGGCAATACAAATACTGTAGCTGAAGGTCCTACTAACTTATACTACACTACAGCACGTGCTACTGCAGATGCTAAAGCTGCTATCTCAGTAACAGATTCAGGTGGTGACGGTAGCTTAACTTACTCTGCTGGTGTTATTACCTATAATGGTCCTACTGCAGCGGAAACAAGAGCACATTTCTCAGGTGGTACTGGTATTACAATTAGTAATGGTACAGTTGCTATTGATGCTAGTGGTAATCCAACACTAGGCTCTCTAGTTATTACAGGTGATCTTACTGTGCAAGGTACTACTACTTCTGTTAGTAGTCAGGATGTTAGTACTACTAATACATTTATCATACTTAACTCTGATGAAGCAGGTACACCATCTGCTGATTCTGGTATTGAAGTAGAACGTGGTACAGCTACTAATAAAAAATTCTATTGGGATGAAGCAAACGATAGATGGTCTACAGGTATTGATCCTCTTTATGCTACATCTTTTGTAGGTAATGCTTCTAGTGCTACTGTATTAGATACAGCTAGAACTATTGCACTTACAGGCGATGTAACCGGCTCTGTTTCTTTTGATGGATCTGCTAATGCTTCTATTACTACTGCTATAGCTGATGATAGCCACAATCACATTATTTCTAATGTAGACGGGTTACAGACAGCTTTAGACGGTAAGGCTACTACAGCACAGGGTAGTTTAGCTGATTCTGCTGTACAGCCTAACGACAACGTAACACTAGGTACTGTAACTACAGGTGCTTTAACTGCATCTAGTTTGTCAGGAACTATTAATGCATCTAATCTTACAGGCTCGTTACCTGCTATTAACGGTTCTGCATTAACTAATATGAATGGTGTTAATGGTGCAGCTCGTGGGTTTATTGCTTTCAATGGCTCTACAGGTGGCGTTATCTCTAGCCAAAATGTAACGCTTTCTAAAACAGCTACAGGTAGTTATAATCTAACTCTTGCTAGTGGTGTAAGAGGTTCTAGTGGAGATTATTGTGTTACAGTAGGGACAACAGATATAGGTACATTATCTCAAACTCCAGCGATCAATACAGCTGCAAATCTATATAATGCTTTTGTATCTAATCGTACAGCAAGCACAATAACTATCAAGGCTACAAAAACATACCCTCAGTTTATACACTTTGGCGGTAATGATAACAACACGGCTGGTGCGTGGGGTGTTCAAGCAGTTGACCCTACATACATCGCTGTAGTAATCTACTAAAGGCGCATATCTATGAACAACATTTTCTTCAACAGAACTATTGGAACCCCTAAGCTAGGCTTTGTTAATACAGATCAAACTGTAGAGGAGCTTATCGCAGAAGGGGTAATTCCTACAGGAGCATCTACCTTAACTAAAGCTGCACCTACGGACTCAGACACAGAGAATTTAGCTATGCTAACTCATGTGGATAAAATTACCTTTGATGATATGGACAACCCTACAGCACTAGTATGGGATATGTCTTTAGTTGATCTTTGGTGGAAAGACGTTTACCGTTCTTGCCGTACAGAGCTTCTTACTACGCTGGATAGTTTACAGACTAGAGCACTTGCTAAAGGTCTCACATCCGTAGTTGCTGATATGGAGGTAGACAAAGAAACATTACGCAATATGCCTAGTTCTGTAGACTATTCTACAGCTACTACATTTACTGAAACACTTGCAACAGGTCCTAACGAACTTTTTGTAGACTACAATGAAAAGTATCGTACAGCACTAGCCTAATGAGCCTTAGAATAGAACTAAGCCCAGCGCATACAGACGCTATACAAAGTATAGTAATGCGTTATTTGACACAAATACTGGGTAATACAAGAAGAGTAGGTGCTTATACGGAACAAGATTGGGAAAGGCACCTTACAGAAGAAGCCTTAGAAGAATATAAAAAGGATAACACGCCAATATCAACACAGGGTAATCTTGTAAGCTTTGATAATCTTCGCATAGCCCCTAAGTTAAACCATATAATACAAGAAGCTTTTCCTGGTTGTTCTGTTAAACCTAGTGGCTTCTTTCACTACCCACCTACAGGTTACATGGGTTGGCATACTAACAGTGACGTACCTTGTAAACGCCTTTATATTACTTGGACAAAAGAAGCAAACAAATCATTCTTTAGGTACTTACAAAATGATGTTATTACTACAGATTACGATAGCGCTGGTTTTACTTTTAGACTATTCGATATTACAGACAAACCGCCTTACTTATGGCACTGCGTAGGAAGCAACACAGATAGAATAAGCATAGGATACCAAATAAGTTGATACACATTATGGACGGGTCTTGGTCTGTCCTAGACGTAAACACTTACATAGACTGTCAAGATCTTTACAACTACGCTAAGGCACAGAAATACGAAATACATAAGGTCTCTATAGAACACATCGCGTATAAACCTTTAGATGGAATAACTTTAGACAACCCTCGTTATATAAACGCAAATATATCTTTACCTGCTATAGTGTGTGAAGGTATGAAAAACCCTCTTAACAAGAGGTATAGGCTACTAGACGGAAGACACCGCCTTCTAAAAAGCATAAACAATCAAGAGTGTTATATAAAGACTTACATATTACAACAAACGGACTGCTTTAAGTTTATAAAAGATTTACAATAGGCTACTACAATGAGCAACACTACCTTGACATTAGAAGAATTAGAAGCTATGCTAGACAGAGCAGCTAAGCGTGGTGCTCAAAAGGTACTACTAGAGCTAGGTTTGAGTGATGAGTCTGCTGCTATTGATATGCGTGAGATACGTAGCTTACTTGATACATGGCGTCAAACACGTCAAAGCATCTGGAATACATTCATTAAGATAACAACCATTGCTGTCTTCACCTTTATCGCTGGTGCGATTTGGATGAAGCTAGGTAATTAATAAGGACTTACTTTCATGGCTAAACGTTTTGCAGGATTTACACCTGAACAACTAGGTAAAATTATACCTGAGATGCAAGGTATGCAATCTGACGAACAGGCTCGTTACTTAGCGTCCCAACCAGGGGCTGCGGCACGTGTCGGTAAAATGGCAGAGGCAGCACAGAATCGCATCGGTATGGCATACGGTGGTATGGTTACTAAGCAAGGCTTTGCTGAGGGTGGATTGTCATCTAAAGTAGACAGCGCTCAAGGTACTGTAGCAGAAAAACGTAATGCTTTACTTGCGGCACAACAAGCATTAGCAGCATCTCCTGATGATCAAGGAGCCAAAGCTTCTGTAGATGCAGCGCAGGTTGCTCTAACAAATGCAGAAGCTTCTTTAGCTACTGCTATGCAGAACTTACAAGCAGATAATACTCCTACAGAGATGACTGCTAAAGCAATAGAAGATCCTTCTAGTATGGTTCAGACAGCAGAAGTTGCTACACCTACAGATGAAGCTAAGGCAGAGGGAACTGTCGCTGAAGGTACAGGACAAGTTGGTGGTATAACAGAGGCTACAGCTACTACTGCTGAAACAGCTACACCCGTAACAACACCTACTATCACACCTGCTGCCACTATGGACGCAGAAACAGTTACACCTGCTGTAGAAGATACTATTAGTAAACTTACAGCATCTACAGGTAAGCCCAGCGCAGAAGCCTTAGCAGAAGCGGCTACTATGAAACCTGGTGAACTTGCTTCTCTAGGACTTACAGTAGAACAAATTAATGAAGCACAGAAAGTTGTAGCTCCTGCACCACGTAAGGTAGAAGAAGGTGAGCTAATTGAAGGTACTACTGTGGACATGGAACGTGTCAAAACAGAGACTAACTTTGAAGCAGCTACAGGTGCACCATCTACAGATGCTACAGTACAAGGTCAGCTTTCTGGTTTGATGGAACAGTTTGAAGGTAGTGAGCCTCCTGCATGGGCGGCTGGTGCTATGAGAGCTGCAGCTTCACAGATGGCGGCACGTGGTTTGTCAGCTTCTTCTATGGCAGGTCAAGCAGCTATCCAAGCGGCAATGGAATCAGCACTGCCTATAGCAGTACAAGATGCACAAACATCTGCTACATTTGAGATGCAGAACTTAAGTAACAGGCAACAGTCTGCTATGTTTGCTGCAGAGAAACGTGCTGAGTTTCTTAACTTAGAGTTTACACAAGAGTTTCAATCTCGTGTAGCTAACGCATCTAAGATATCTGATATTGCTAACATGAACTTTACTTCTGAGCAACAGATTGCTTTAGAGAATGCTCGTATGGCACAAACGGTAGACTTAGCTAACCTTAGCGCAGTAAATGCTAAAGTTATGGCTGACGCGGCTTCTATGTCCCAACTTGATATGGCTAACCTTAGCAACCGTCAACAGTCTGCAGTACAAGTAGCTAATGCATTCCTTAACATGGATATGCAGAACTTAGAGAATGAACAACAGACTTCCGTATTTAAAACACAACAAGCCGTGAATGCTATGCTTAGTGATCAAGCCGCTGTAAATGCCGCGGCACAGTTTAATGCTACATCTGAAAATCAAACTAATCAGTTCTTTGCTTCTCTTTCTTCTCAGATAGCACAGTTTAATGTAGATCAAGCTAATGGTATGCAACGTTTCAATGCAGGTGAGGCTAACGCACTAGCACAGTTTAATGCAGTACAACAGAATGCTCGTGATCAATTCAATGCACAGAACCATCTTGTAGTTGCACAAGCTAATGCACAATGGTTCCAGAACATTACTACAGCAGAAAATGCTGCACAGAACCAAGCTAACCGTGACGCGGTATTAGCAGGAAACAACCTGACTATGACAGCATATAACAACATAGTCCAGCGTGAAAGAGATCTTCTTGCATGGGCATGGCAATCTGCAGAGAATGGTAAAGAGATTGATGGTAATATTGCAATCGCTAAGATTAAAGCTACACCGGAAGATACTAGTGGTAGTTTCCTTAGTGCTGCTGCTGGTAAGTTCCTTGGTGCTATTGCCACTAACGCTGCAGACCGTATATTTAATAAGTGATAAAGGTATAAACATGGCTGATTACAACACAAAGGGCATTACAGTACGCCCGAAGCTAAGACCTAAAGGAGGTTCCTTTGGACTAGGATCTAAACCTAAGTCAACGCCTGTTGCAGAAGAATTAGATAATGGTTTCTTTGATAGGGTAGCTAGTTGGTTCTCTGACTCTGGGGCAGATCTGCCTAAAGATGATTCTAACGATTCTAAGTCTGGTATCTCAGTGTATGATGGCCCAGCGTTTGATATTAGTGGTTCTCGCAATAAAGATAAGCCTGTATCAGAGGATGATGCATTAAGAGAAGTCTTAGGTATGTCTACTAGTGTAGCTTATACACCTGAGGAAGAATATACAGGATTAATGAGTAAGCCTAAAGGAAGACCGATGGCGTTTGCTGAGGCGACACAGGATTCAAAACCTTTTAGTAAAGATAGACTTATAGCCTCTGTATTTAAAGCTGAGGGCGGATACTCTACAGATAAAGACGATAAAGGTAATTATTATAATGGTAAGTTTATAGGTACTAACCATGGTATATCTGCACCTACACTCGCTAAGAAGTTAGGCAGAGAGCCTACTGTAGAGGAGATGAAAGCCCTAACTAAGTCTGAGGCTAAACAGATTGCAGGAGAGGAATACTACGATAGGTTTTCTATAGATTTATTACCTAATGAGTTACAAGAGATAGTATTACATGCTACCTTCATGGGTGAGTCACGCGGAGTTCGTGCTATGCAAAACCTACTAGGACTTACCCCTGACGGTATAATGGGTCCAAATACTCGTGCAGCTATGGCTAATGCAAACTTCACTAAAGAAGAATTTAAAGATGCTTATTTAAATGAACTTGAGTTTGGTACTAAAGGATATAGTAATCCATCTGCTACATGGAATAAGCATGGTAAAGGCTGGACTAATAGATATAGAAAGTTAGCTAGATAATGTTCGGACTTCCATTAGAATTAATCACAATGCTTTTCTCTACCGTACTAGGTGGAGTTATGTCTTTAATAGGACAGAATGCTAAGAATAAAGCTGAGCAACAAAAAGCATTAATAGGTGCAGTCAACGAAGCCAGAGAGCATGGTAGTAAAGATATACACTTTGCATGGACACGTAGGATTATAGCTTTATCTGCAGTCTTTGCTATTATTGTCTTGCCAAAGATGGTAGCTGTATGGTATCCTGACGTAAGCGTTATCGTAGGCTACACAGAAGTACATGGCGGTTTATTTAACTGGCTATTTGGTGGTGACGGTACAGTACAATGGCAAGCTGCACGAGGCTTCGTTATCACACCTCTAGACACACACATCGTTTCAGCTATCGTAGGCCTCTACTTTGGCGCAGGTTTCACTAAGTAAGGTAATATTATGGCAATAGCTACAGCATTTGATGGCCCTATCCCTGGACAGTCACTAACGACTGAGCCACGTAACAACCCGTGGGAACAACCCTCACAGATGTCCACCGTGGAGGAGGCTACTGTATATTATATAGAGCGTCTTGCTGATCAGGAAGTACTTGATGACTTAGGTGCTTTGTGTGACGCAGGTGTACCTCTAGCACCTCTTGTAGAAAGTACCTACATGCAAGGTGTTGTAAGAGGATTACACACGATTGATACAGGATTACTTGTTGCACCTATTATGCACACATTCCTTAAACAAGCTCTAGGATCTATGGGTATCACAGTTAAAGACGAAGGTGGAGATCCAACCAAACGTGCAGAAGAAAAAGAAATGGAACGCTTCCGGTTACTTGCTATGAAGTATCTAAACGAAGCAGGTAATGATATGTCTGATCCTGGTCAACAAATGATTAGTGAGATGGTAGAACAAGAAGAGCCTATGGAAGATATGGCACAGGATAAACCTATGGGTTTAATGGCAAAGGGTTAAGATATGGCATTTGATTGGAAGTTGTTCGCTGGTAATTTCTTAAATGAAGTTACGGAAGGTATTGAAGAACGCGGTGACGAAGCTAAGAAATATAAAATACAACAGGAAGAAGCAGCTGAGCGTAACCAATCTGTTATCCGTGAGCGTAACGCTAGAGCTAGACAAGCGGCACAGTATGGCAGTCAAGCTGAAGCATTATTAGCAAACATGCCTAACAGCAAAGCTATGGTACGTCAAGCTATGGCATCTGGTATGGGTACTATTCAAGAGTTGTATGAGAAACTACAAGAAGCGGCTAATGCACCTGGACAGAATGGTAAGCTAGGTCAGGACGACATTGAAGCTATAGTTAATATGCCTAGTATACCTCCTGTAGATAAAAAATACATGGATATGAGCCTAGAAGAATATGCTAAACAAACCTATGGTGCAAGCCTTGGGGAAGACTACGTTGCTCCACAAGATGATACAAGCCTTGTAGGTCAGTTATTTGGCTTTGGTTCTAGAGAACGTGCTAAGGAACAGCTTGCTAAACAAGACTTTGGTGCAGGTATGACTGTAGCTGAAATCAATAGACTAGCTAGACAGGATGAATATGAATCTCTTATTCCTGGTGCTACTATGATGTTTACTGAGCGTAATATGTTTGATACAGATAAAGCTTTTGACTTCTCTAAGAAGATCACTAAGGTTGCTTCAGACGCTCTTAAAACGGATGAAGCAGAAAGATACATTAAAGCAGCGATTAAGGGTGCTGCTAAAGATGGTATGACGACTGAGGAACAGATTGCGGCTTCAAACGAGGCAGAAGCACAAGCCATTAAAGACCTGCAAATAGCTGCTACTAAACCTCTTATAGACTACTATGCTGATGTATATCATACCGGTAAGTTCTTTGAAAACAAACTTGCAGTACAAACTATTACATCCATAATGGGTGAAGGTTATATAGATAAACTCAAAGAGGAATACTCTATAGAACTACCCGATACAGTGATTGACAAACCTACAACCGCAGAAAAGCCAGAGCCAGAGCTAAAGCCAGAAGAGCCAACTGAACCGGAAGTCCCGTCAATAGAGAGTGTAGAGGCTAGACCTAAAGGAATGGGCATGGAGGATGTAACTGAGGTTAGAGCACAGTTAGATTGGGACGCTAAATATGAAGGTAAATACGATCCTGAAACAGGGGAGCCTATTATTGTAGAGCCACGCCCTGCTAAAGATGCTTTCAGATATGAAACTAAGGCTGTTAGTGGACGTAAGTATAAGGTATATCTTTACAAAGAATGGGTGAAAAGATATGGTAAAACCCACAATATAGACGGAACACCTAAACCTGTAGAGGAATAAACATGAGTTACGAAGATAGCTTAGCACGAATAAACGCTTTTAAGTCAAGTTCTTCTATTGTGGAAGAAGAAACACCTAGTGAGTTTTCTCTAGATAAAGGTGTGACTTTAAAGAAAGACGACCTTAAGAAGAACTATGCGTACACCACAGCTATTCGTGATTACATGATTGAACGTAAAGGTGTAGATTATCAAGATATTGATGATGATAAGCTTGTTGAAGATTTTGTAGACCATATGCGTTACTTTAATGCTAACACTGTGTCTACAGCAGGTGAGGCAAGATTTATTAGCAAGGCCAATGAAACACGTAAAGCTAAGGCGTCTAAAGCATACCAACTGTATGACCAGTTAGGTAATGTGTTTGTTAATGACGGTCTAATGGGTGCCGTAGACGGTGTAAAAGATTACATATTTGCTGCAGCAACTGACCCTACAAACTACATCGGTATAGCTACTGGTGGTATTGCTCGTGCTGGTGCGGCTGGACTAAGCGTTACTGGTAAACAACTTGTTCGTGATTCTGTCAGAAAAGCTGGTATGGAAGCGGCACAGAGTGGCTTAGGTAGAGCTGCAGCTAAAAAAGCTGGTGAGAAGGCTGGTGTAGAAGCCGCACGTAGGGCTGTAGAAAAAGGTATGTCTGCTAGAATGGCAAATAAAGCATACGACGAAGTAGCTAGGCGTGTAGCTAAAGAAGGTCGTGTAGGTTTAGCTAAAGATGCTATGCTTAAAAAACAGAAAGAGTTATTTCAAGCAGGATCTAAACGTGCTCTTAAACAAACTGTAGCATTAGATGCGTCAGCTGCTGTACTACAAGATGTAATGGCACAGAATGTTATGCTTGAAGTAGGTGCTCAAACAGATTACAGCGCTATGCAAACAGGTTTTGCATCATTGCTTGGTGGTGTTGCAGGTGCAGCACAGTTAGGGTTTGGTAAATTCCGTGGTGCATCTGGTTTAGAAGACACCCGTTCTGGCTTAGAAAAAATATCTAATGCAGTTATCGAAGAAGCGGCACCCACACTTAATAAAGAACAAACAGAAAAAGCATCTAAAGCTATTATGGATAGTGTTTCTTCTTGGAATGATAAAGTAGCAAGAGGGGGTAAGTTATCAGCAGATGCTATGCCAGCCCAACTCATTAAAGATATAATGTTAGGTGAGGATGGTAAGGGTGGCCTTGTTAAGGTATTTAAAGATTCAGGTTATAGTATTGATCGTAATAAAACCATATCAGATGTTATAACAAATGTTGTACGGTTTATACCTCAAAAAGAACTTGACGAAATTAATGAGCTTATGGTCAAGTATTCAGGTATTAAGTTTGGTGAGTTAGTAGGTTCTAAAATTAAAGTAGGAGATATGCTTGCCAAGAGAATAAACGAAGCAGGTAAAACCCTGAACGTTATGTCTCAGGTACGTAAAACTTTGGACGCAGGTATTGTTGCATCTAAGGATAAGATTGATGCAACTGTAGATGATATTGATGCTAAAGAGGCAGTAGGTAAAGAACTACGTGCTATGAAGAAGTCTGACAAGTATAAGTATGGTCAGTCAATATGGAAACGTTTACTTGTTTCATCCCCTGCTACAACTGCTTTGAACATTGCAGGTTTTGGTCAATACTATGCAGGTCAAACTATGGCTGATTTGTTTAACTCCTCTACACTAGCTCTTAAAGGGTTAGGTCAGATGGCGTATAACCCTAAGGCTTCAGAAGAAACTTTTAGACAAGCACGTGCCTTGACTGTTATACAAGGACAGAAGATTCGTAACTTATTAGACCCGTTTACTACGCATGATGAGTATATGAGTTTCTTAGATAAGAATAGTGACATTCAAAAGATACTATTTGAAACTCTTTCTGGTGGTGTTGAGGGTACTTCTAAACGTTATGGCATTGATCCTAACAGTAAAGTTTTTCAGAACATTGAGGCTCTTACTACCGCAGCTAACCAGATTACAGGTGTACGTATCCAAGACAGCTTTACTAAGTCTCAGATGTTTATGACAGAGTTAGATAAGTACCTACGTGTTAATAAAAATGTAACACTAAAGGAAGCACTAACATCAGATACTCTGGCCATTGATGAAGATGTATTGGGTGCCGCATTAGATGGTACATTACGTTCTGTTTTCTCTAAAGATTATACTAAAAACCAAGAAGGTGTAGGTCGTGAGTTACTTGAAACAACAGCTAAGCTTGTAGAGGGTTTCTCTAACACGCCTGGTCTTGGTACTATATTACCTTTTGGTAGATTCTTTAATAACGTTCTTGCTACAGCGTATCAGTGGTCACCTTTAGCGGCACCAGAACAACTTGGTAAGTTTATGAAGCGTACTATTAAACAGCAAGGCACAGACATTACAGAACGCGAAGCGTTTGCTCGTATGACTGTTGGTAGTACAGCTATATATGCTGCGGCTGACTTTGATACAGAAAGACGTAAGAAAGGTTTAGCTTACAATGAGATTGAAGTAGGTGGTGGTACTATTGTAGATGCCCGTAACACATTCCCTTTCTCAATGTTCCTAGCATCAGGGCGTATATTTAATATGTGGCGCAATGGTGAAGAAATACCTGCTGAGCTAAGACAAGAAATGCTTACACAAGTAGGCGTTGGGCAACTTGCACGTGATGTACAGTTTGGCAATGATCTTAACAATATCTTAGATGTAATGCTTAACTCTGATGAAGGTGCACGTGGTGCATCAGGAGAGGCTGCATATAAAGTAGCCGGTAATTTTATCTCTGGTGTTACACGTCCATTAGATGCTTTCAATAAGATTATTGGTTTTGCTATGGGTACAGACACAGCTAAAGATGTACGTCAAGCAGAAGGCATCAATGTCTTTACTCAATCTGCGACAAAGTACGTGGATAACATTCTTGAGGCATTCATTGATAAGACAGACACTATAACAGGAGAAGAACTTCGTGTTGCTACTCGTGAAGGTGAGATCTATGATGCTAATCCTTTTGCTCGTATCTTTGGTATTACAGTGAAGCAAGGTCGGAATGCAACTGAGAAAGCCTATTCAATGGCTGAGATGTTCCCTTGGCAAGCTAGTGAGCGCAGTAGACTACCAGCGTATGATAAAGCATTAAATGGTATGCTCGCTCCTGCGCTAGAGAGAAAGACACAACAACTTATTAGTAGCCCTCAATTCAAATCAGCAGACTTAACTGGTCGTCGTCGTATGCTTAAGCAAGTTATGAAGACTGCTAAGAAAGAGATTACTGAGATGATGGAAGAGGGTTATGGTGGCGCAACTACCATGCGCCTTCGTTTAGCGACTAAAGCTAATAGAGCAGGTGGTACTAAAGAGATACGCCGAGAAGCTGCTAAGATAATGAAGAAACAGCACGGCGTTACTGGATCTATAGAAGACTATAGCTTCGCTGAGATAGATCTCTTTATTGAATACGCAGAGTATCTTAAAGAAATATATGATGAATCAGCAAAGCTAGTTTATTAGATTCTACTTAATACCGTGCCTCTTAGCACATTCCTTAGCCCACAGTGAAGCCTCTGTGAGACAATCTTTAGCTTTAGTTAGTTCAGGACTGTCCCAGAGGCTTTTACTTATGTGGACTTTTAACTTATGTATCTCGTAGAGTAGTATCTCTTCAAAGTGATCCTGTTTGGAGTTAACATAATCTTTAGCTTCTTTTTCTAGCTTCATAAGCCTTCCTTCATAAACACTTTAACCCACTCTGCACAGATACCACTACGCACAATGTCTTCAATACCAAATTCAATTACAGGAACAT